AACCTTATCATTTTGCTGAATTTTTAAATAAAATGGGAAATCAATGGGGTAATTCACCATTGTTAATAGAACGTAATGGGCCGGGCGGACAAGTTATAGATGCCTTAAAGGAAGTTCATAAATATCCCAATATTGTTGAATATGTATCAGAAAATCAAAAATTAAGTGGAAGATTAGGAATATATTCACATATTAACTCTAAAAATAAAGCTATAACAAATATGAGGTATTGGATAAACAGCCTTAAGGTTGTTAATATATATGATATAGCAACTATTCATGAATTAGAAACTTTTGTTAGATATCCAAATGGAACATGGAAGAAAAAACCTGGTAACTATTTATTTGATGATAGAGTTCATGCTATGCTTTGGGCATTATTTATATTACATGAAGATTTAATTGGTAATTATTTTGAAGTTATAAAATATGATTCTCGTGGGAAACCATTAAAAATAAAATCTTTAGATGAATTTCCTAATGGTGATTATAAACTTGACCCATATTATAATGATAATAGTGCTCCAATGCCTATTCATTTTAATTATTCGGGAAAATCAGAAATAGATCAATTAAAGGATGAAGGTTGGGAAATTTGGCAAGAAATTCCTTGGGGAGGAGAATTCTTTGATGGTTAATCCATAAATATATTATATGAATCCAGGACCTAATATTATTATAGAGCAAGCGGTTTTAAATAAATCACGTAGAGATAAGTTTATAATGATCTTTAATATACCGCATGTAATGAAAACTATTATATCTAAAGAATTACGAAATGATAGATTTGTAAATTTAGATGCAGTACAATTTTCGTTATATGATTGTCCCGCACCCGTAATTAGATCAAATGCTATTGAAATGCCCTTTAAAGGGCAAGTTTATCATACTTCATCTTATTCCAGACCTGTATATGAACCTATAACTATAAACTTTACAGTAGATAATCAATACAATAATTATTGGTTGTTTTGGAAATGGCTTAGCATTTTAAACGATCCGCGATATAGTTTATATGCTGGTCCAAAAAATACAAATCTACCTGACCCTAAAGACAAGTACGATTTTACTACAGATTTACATGTTATAGGTATGGATGAATACAACAATCATAAAATAAAATTCAATTATTACCATTGTTTAATTAATTCACTAGGAAAAATAGAATATAATGTTAGAGAACCTGATGAAATTAATTGTTCTTGCACAATGGTATTCAATCAATTTGATATAAATTTATTAGATGTTGAGCATTTGGATTAAAATAATATACAAAAATAATCAAATTGATATAAATTTATGGTAAATAATTGTAGAATTTAAAGGAGTATTAATATGGCATTAGCATTTAATAGAACAATTGAAAGTCCAGGCGTAGAGATTCGTGAAGTAGATCTTTCTTTATACGCACAAAATCTTATCGGGACTAACGTAATGGCCTTAGGTTTTGCACCTCAAGGACCGATTGATGAATTAATAAATGTAACTTCAATTTCAGAATTTGAAACGATTTATGGTAAACCCAAAAACCCAGCGGAACGTTATTTTTATCATACAGCAAAACAAATTTTACAAAAAAACGGCAATTTAGTTGCAACTAGACTTCCATACGGTGAAAAAGACGGTGAAGGTTATGGTTCTCAATATAGCGTTTTAGCATATCCTATTAGCCCTAGCGCTATTGATGCAACAGAATTAAGCGCTGTTTCTAGTTTTAATTTAGGTGAACCAAAACAATTAACTATTGATGAAAAAGATTATTCGAAATTAGTTAATGGCCAACTTACATGGGTAACCTCATTATCTGATCTTGCGTCATCTAATGATACCTTTAATAGTTTTGACAGTTTAAGTGCTGCTGGAATGATTGTAATGAACAAAATTCGTAGCACTACAAATGAATTAATGGAAGGTTCGTATGTAGTATTGGGTGATAACAGTACCATTGGATATGGTACAGATTATGACACTGTTCACGGGTTTAAAACTACCCAATCTAATAGTTCTGCATGCGACTGGACATCTATAGAAAAGGGAATGTTTAATTTTGATCTTACGGGATCATATAGAATGAGCTCTGGTTCAACTTCTGAAATGGTCGAATCAATACCTTCATGGGATTTAACTCCTAGAAAATACAATGATACTATAGTATTGAGTGTAATTAAATTAAGAAAGTCTATATATAATAATAACGGTATTCAGCAAATAGTATTAGATCAAGTATTGACCGAATCTTATATAGGTAGTTTAGATATGCATCGCAAAGAAGTGCCTGTAAGAGGAGCACTTCCTGAATCGTTCTTTATTGAAGATATTGTAAATAAATCATCTAATAATATTCAAGTAAAAGTAAATCCTTTAATATCTAATGGTGGGAATTGGAATGATATAACTATTGATGATCCTGACAATCCTGGTGAGACTATTAAAACAACACGCGCTGTAAGAATATATAATGAAGCTCGAAATGGATATGCCATTGGCCCTTATGTGCCGATGTATTCAGCGTTGAAACCTAAGGTAATAGGAAATCTGTGGGCGAAAATTGAAAGAGCATTAAGATTAGCCGAAAATATTGATTATGTGCCTTTGGATATATTGGTTGAAGGTGGGTTGGGTACTATCGGAGTATTTAATGCTGTAGCAGATGAAATAAAAAATACAACTGCCGGAAGTAGTTCAAGCTTTTATCATCTTTATAAGAATTGGAATGGTGAATATTATGACAGTATATATCTTCCAGGCATTATAGAAGAAGATGTTGTTGGAAGTGGTGAATATACTGAAAATAGTTATAGATATGTTGAAGATTCTCCTGATCCTCATGCTAACGATACTAATGGTATCACTACACCTTTAATGAAGGCTGAATATGGTCCAAATGAAACAGGAGGAAGAAATAGTTATATAGCCAATGAGTATCAAGCAGTATTTGAAATATTCCGCCAGTTCGTAGAATTTACACGTAGACCTGGTACATTATTTATAGCAGATCCTGTAAGACAAATTTTCGTGCAGGGTAATAAACTCGTTTCGGAATGTCGTATATGGGATGAAGATGATGCTAAAATGGTTGATTCAAATTTTCCTCAGCACATATATTGGCCTTTAAAAAATCTATATTATGAGGTTAGTACTAGTTATGCTTGTACCTATGCAAATTGGGTTAAAGCTACAGATGCCGAATCAGGCGAATTTGTATGGTTACCTTTCTCAGGATTTGCGGCTGGTATAATGTGCGATACCGATCGCAATTTCTTCCCATGGTTTGCACCTGCTGGATTAAATCGTGGGCGAATCAGTGGTATTGTACAAATAGGATTTAATACGACCCAAAAGCAAAGAGATCTGTTATATAGAAGTTGTTTGAATCCAGTTGTATTTTTCCCACAAGACGGATTCGTTGTATGGGGCCAAAAGACCTTATTGAAGACTCCTAGTGCATTTGATCGTATTAATGTAAGGCGTTTGTTCTTACTATTAGAAAAAGCTACTGTTGCTGTATCTAGGTACTTTGTTTTTGAACAAAATACAATATTTACTCGTACAAGATTAGTAGATACCATAACCCCGATATTTGAGCGTGCAAAAAACAATGAAGGGTTATATGACTACATGATTGTATGCGATGAAAGAAATAATACTCCGGATACAATTGATAACAACGAATTAATAGTTGATATTTATTTGAAACCGGTAAAAACAGCAGAATTCATCTTGATTAGCTTTATTGCTACTAGAACAGGTCAAGATTTTTCGGAATTGGTTTAAGGAGAATAGAATATGTTAGAAAATACATTTACACCATTTAACTTTTATGATCATGCGTTTGCTCAAGATTTTTCGCGTGATTTTCAATTAAGAGTTTTAAATATTGGTAATGCTGCTGGGAAAATAATTACCCCTGAGGATAATGTTTTCATTACAACCGCGTCTTTACCTAAATATAAAATTCACAATCAGGTCGTTCCTTTTATGGGAATGAATTTTAATATTCCTGGAACTGCTGATTTTGATGGTAATGCTGCTTGGCAAGTTACATTTAGATGTGATTTACCTTTTAATATTAAACATGCTATTGAAACATGGCAACATCAAATATTTACTCAGTTTGAGCAGCCCAATTTGCCTTATTCACCTGATGGTGGTGGTACAGGACAATATAATGTTCCTGAATCGTCTCAAACAATTGAGTTAATATTGCATGATAGAACCGGTGAAGCATATAGACAATATTCTTTGATTGGGTGTTATCCTGTTGAAGTTGGTGATGTATCATATAATCAAACGGGTGAAGGTAAGGTTCAAGAATTGCCTGTGACATTGGCTTATCAATGGTGGGTATTAAGTAAAGATAATCCCCCTGTTAATAATAATATGGGATAATTTTATTATTAATGAAAATATACCCGGGACACTCCGGGTATATTTTTTTGCCTTAGACATAAATAATTATAGGAAATAACATTTATGTCTAATGATTTAATAAATAAACCCTTACATTTTTATGAAGCTATTTCAAAAAATGAAGAAAATTGGCCTGCCTTAAAACCATTATGGTTAGTATCCTTTGAAATGCCGGATATATTAGATTCTGCCATTATGGGTGGTATTAGAACTGAAGCCAATCAAATTGGTGGATATTCTATGATAAATGCTAAACGTGGATATTTAGGTGAATTGGAAAATAGTGGCAGTGCGTTTGGTCCTAGTGCTGCCTGGGATGGAATAGATAGTATTAACCAATCAATTGCTACAGCACATGATTGGCTTTTTAGGAGCGGAAATTTATATGCATTTAATGTTATGATTCCTGGCGATAATTATAATGTATCACGAAAACAAATAGACGGTAATGGGCGAGGAGAGGCTGCAGGATTAATAGGAAATGGAAGAGGAGATTTTAGAGCTCTGCAAATAGATTTTTTTGAAACCGTAATGTCATTTACCGAATCGGTATTAAGGCCATGGTTGATATTTGTGGCTGATAATAGTCTTAAAATAGAATCAGTAAAAACTACAATACATGTTGCCTTATTAGGAATGAAATTTGGCACAAATGAAATTAGAAAATCATATTCATTTCATGGTGCCTTTCCTCAAGATATTGGGGCAGAAACGTATGATCAAACAAACGGTATATTAACTCGAACAGTTCAATTTGGATATAATTGGTATTCAGTGCAAGGTTGGAGTGCATAACATGAGATCATGTATATTAGATTTATATGTTCCGTCAAAAAAAGAATTAATCCCTTTTAGGGAAATTAATATGACTCAACAACTTAATATAAGCAAAGCCAGTGCTATTTCTAACGATTTATATTGCACAGAACTTTTGTACGAATTAATAGAGGTTATGCAAGAAAATTGTCCGGGTATTAATATATTTGAATTATCTTTATACGATTTTTTA